GGCTTCTGCGTATCAAGCCTGACCCACGCACAAATGCTGCCACCCTGAACCTGAATGCTAAGTATTTCAGCGTCTGCTGGCAGACTTATAACCTGTTCATCCTTTAGCTCTAACTCATACTTGTAAATAGTTTCCATCTGATCCTCTCTATTCATGCTGCTTATTAAACTTGGTTTAATTGCTTATGCTGTTAATTAAGGTGACTCTGCATAGAGTCTTGCTGTAAATCTTCATAGCCAAGGCCATTTTCAACCATGAACTCTAGCTTTTTAACCTTCTCTTTTTCTGCTTGAAGCTCTTCAATTCTCACGCTATTGAGGGTCAGCATGCCATTCTGACTGTTAACACGAGCCTGAATTTCTTGATACTCATCTTCTAGCAATGAATACTTTGATTTATACGCTTTCAATTCACCCTCAAGCTTTTCAATCTCTGCATCTTTACGTGCGTAATCTTCTTTTACATCATTCAAGTCTACTTTCATCTTCTCAGTCTCCGTGATTAATTATTTCTAAACCTGGTTAAATTATTCAGGTGATGCTCGCCATAATCAGCAACATCGCAAGCCCTGACGACATCCTTATACTGCCTTGTGCTAACTTTCAGTATTTCAGAGTGCTTAACGCCCCTATGTATATCACCATTTAACAGCCTGACATCACATGCCGGCTCCTCATCTATCCAGTGCGGATTGAACGTGACTGCTTTTCTCATCTGCTTTTCTCTCTTTTCGATTTATGCCTTGAACTATACATATAATACATATATTATGCAATTACTTTATGAGGGAATACACATGCAAAAGTTTACACCGACAGACGTACAACGCAGAGGCGCTGAGCTTTACAATGAAGTGCAGGCATCAGGTAGAGCTAGAATTACTCACACGTCAAGGCCCGATATGGTTGTGATGACTATTAAGCAGCTTGAGCAAATACTTCACTCGCCATCGTATAGAAATATCATTTTCGATGAGCTGGAATCAGACGCCGCTAAATTGCAGGCATAAAAAAACCGGCAACTGTGAGAGAGCCGGTCAACGTACAGAAGTAATCTACAGGAGCAATTATATATGAAGTGGTTTCGACTACACAACAAACTTTTAAATGACCCTGCTGTTCAGAAGCTATCAGGTGATCACTTTAAGATGTACATCAACATGCTATGCCTTGCATCAAGTGAAGATAAGGGAGGCTATATCGGTACGATAGATGATGTTTCATTTGCGTTACGTTGCGTTTCATCAGATGTTTCATCGTGTTTCATCGCGTTACAAGAAAGTGATTTACTCGTTACACAAAGTGTTTCATCTGAAACGGACAGTGAAACGTTACATGAAACGTTCCATATAAATAAATGGGCTAAGAACCAGTATGAATCAGACTCTTCGACTAAACGGGTAAAGAAGTTTAGAGAGAAAGTGAAACGTTCCAAAGGTGTTACCGATACCGTTACTGAAACGGCCCCAGATACAGATACAGAACAGAGAGAGATACAGACACAGAGCAGAGCAGATACAGAGAAAAATAAACAAAAAGATTTGTCGGCTACGCCTCCTGTTGATAAGAAATCAAAACGATTTGTTAAGCCTACCGTCGAACAGGTTCAGGTTTACTGTCTAACCCGAAAGAACGGTATCAACGCCCAGGACTTTATTAACCACTATGACGCCAACGGATGGAAGCGCGGCAATACGTCGATTAAAGATTGGAAGGCTTGCGTAAGAACATGGGAGGGGAATCGCCAAAGCAATCAGGCGCAGCCTATCAAACAAGACAGGCTGGCAACACCAGACCGCTCAGAGATGAAAGCCAGACACGCACAGAAGCACGCTATTAACCCATCAATGAAGGCAATCGAAGGGAAATTGATATGAACCATGATGATTATGATAACTTTCTGGATGCTATCGACAAAACGTGCGCAGTCATCAGAAAGCCCGCTATTGACGATAGTGACGTTTTAGATGCATGGTTTGCCGTGCTATCAAAGTACAGCTTCACGCAGGTTAAAGCGGCTCTCAGCTCCCTTAGCGTTCACCCTCAGTCTAGCTTCGGAATTACACCGGCATTAATTATTGAATGCATGGGAATTGTGGAGAAGAGCGACCTAACGTGGAAAGGCGTTATTTCTCTAGCAAGAAAGCCAATAACACCTATCGGCGTATTGGCTCGAATCCATATCAAGTCTTTCAATCTTAATGGCGAGCAGGATGTGAACTTACATCATCTTGCGCAGGAGTTTCTTGATGACTTACCCGAGATTAAAGCGCGTGCACTGGCGGGTGATTATTCAGAGCATGAAGTCTCTGTGATGATTGAGCGTGGAGTGCGACCGACAGCCCCGTTTATGGACGGAATGCCCGAATACAAAGCGCTGGGAGGCGATGACCCTTTACGGCTGACATTCGAGAAGGCTAAGAAGTCTGACTATATCCGCGTGGTAAATGATCGCAAAGAATCCGAGGTGCAAAACGGCCTAGAGAATATTGACGGCAAGAGGCGTGCACAGGCCGAGATGGCTAAATTATTCGAATCTGACAAGCCAGACACAAAGCAAATAGACAATACAGCAGCGTTAAAGGCTGATTTTGATAAGCAGATTAAGGGAGTTGAGTGATGGGCGATTTAACGGGCATTCATAATCAGATAAAGCCTAAGGTTCTGGGTAATCCTGATTTTTACAGCACGAACCTTTGGCGGTGGATAAAAAGAAATAAGTCGTTCTGCCGAATCTATAGTGGCACTTGGAATAGCCTCGATGGGATAAATCCAGAAAGGCCGACACTTTACATCGGGGCCATGCATAGAGAGGGCGGATTCTCAGGGCGTCAGCTTACAACGGTATGTAGGGGCGGGCGCTGCGATTATCAGACTTACGCGTACCACAATGGACATGATACAAAAAACTGGACTGACGTTACGGATAGGTTCATCGAAGACTATTTGCGCATTGGGGTCTGTGCGATACATGGTGATTACGCCCATGATTGGGATGTTTCAGGCGTTACTGATGGCGGCGGATTTAGGCTGTGCAAAAACTGCAATAAAGTTGAGAGAAAAACGATAGAGCTTAGGCCTTATGCGGTGTGGTCATGAGCTTTAAATCAGGCTGCGACCACGAGCCAATAGCCGTTACCGAAAAAGAAACGGCTGCAGCCATGTTTATCGCCATGAAAGAAAGTAAGGCATGGGAGGGCTTATTCGATACGGTAACAACTAAGCGCTCAAAGACTGCCAGCCATAACTACGAGATAGTCCCTCTTGGCTTATGCGTGAAGGTTGGCGTATTACACAGAATGGTTACATCGTACAGGGCAGAGATTAAGGGCGTGATGCACAGGCACTACCTGGAGCAGTGCACAGGCTGCGATACTTGCGTCGATAAGATGCAGCAACGATATGGCACTAGGAGAATATTATGAGTGATATACGGGTAGGGGATGTATTCGAGCGGCCATATCCTTTTTATGATGCGGTTAAGGATGAGGGCAGTTGTGCGGGCGAGATGTTCATTCCTGGGTGTAGAGTCATTAAAGAGACGGAAGACTGGGGTTGGGGTGATGTAGAGGTGGCCTGCTTTTTTGCTGATTATGTGGGCGAAATTGTAATGGAGGTGATTTCAATTGCCGAGCTTCCTGGGCGATACGTTGACCGCGTGTTTTACAGAAAGAGTTATAAGAACAGTGACGGTGAGCGTCACTCGAAAGCGACTCTTGAGGTGGCAACAATAACCAAGTTTAAAAAGTGGATTGACAGTGATGGAAGTCCATTCCCCAGGGAATACGAGATGGCCGATGACTGACTGCTGCATATTCGGATGCGGGGAAGTGGCAGGCATTGAATTGATTAACGAAGATGAGAGTGAGAATAGCCATGACTGAAGATCAATATAAAATCATAGGGCAGATTAATATGGCCCTGCACAATCTTGGTGCTGATATGGAATTGCTATGCCTTGTCGGCAGCTTTGGCCAATCACAGGAAGATAGCGATGTACTGGAGATGCTGGAGCAATACAACGAAACTGGGACGTATGTGGCCGAGACTATTTCTAGTGTTGACGATACGCCCGAGATTAGGCGATCAAGAATTAAGGTTGTGGAGTCATGACCTGCTCAACAAATAGCTGCCCGTATAGCGATGATGAGAGTCAGTGCCCAATGTGCCGGGATGATCAGGATTGATATTTAACCTGATTAATTGTGGTTATTACCGTAAGGGTGTGCCATATTAATTGCTCAAGAGGGCAGCGGATTGCAATCCGTGCAGGGAATGAGACACCTGTAGCCCTTCTTCCAAATGTCTCGCCTTACTCAGAGGATCCAAAATGAACATATCTAAACTGTCAGTAGCTGTTGAAATTGACGGAAAACCCTATTTTGTATTAATCCCTAAAGGCTGCAAAGAACTTGCGGTTAGACTGCTTGCCGGACTTCAAGAAGATGGCGAGCTTAAAGTTGTGGCTGCTCCAGATGAATATAAGTTCCAAGCAGTGGAGCCTAAATCATGAAAACGCCATCTATCCATAATTACATCTATTTCATATCCCCCAAAGACAGGGATTCATCTATTGAGTGCATCACTGGCCAGGTAGGCGTCGATGAGCGACTGTATATTGAAAGTGAGTTAAGGGCTGGCCTTATCGAGTGCGTGATAGCCGAGAAGAATCTGAATTGCAGCCCAGATGAATTAAGAGTCCATGGCCTTATAAGCCTGCCAAAGGAGATGGTGCTATGAGTAAGTTTATATTTGAGAATAAAGAGGGTTGCTCGTTCGATGACCTTGATGGCGATAAAATGCGGATTGTAATGGACGCCATTCAAGAACTTGACGGGTCAGGAATTCTTCAGGAGCTAGTGGAGGATATGAGCGTTCCTGATGAGAGTTTATTTGCGTGGGTCAGCAGTGATGGTGATGGTGATATTGTCAGTAGGGCATTCCGCGTACTAGCCAGGCCCTACAGGTCAGATGACGCGTTCGCCGAGGTAAAAGAGAAGATGCTTGATATGAGTGAGAGGAATCTATCGATTTTCATGGTACCTAAGGCTGATGTTGAGATGATTATTAATAAGCTTGTGGCTTATGCTGGTGGTGACAAATGACCACCCATAAGTACGATTACACTGCCAAATACAAAGGCAAGACTTACAAGGGCTCTATATCATCAAAGCATCACTATCGCTCATGTGAGAATGCACAGCTTGAGGGTGAGGCAAAATTGGGATTCATGATTGAGCATGAGATATGCGCATTGCCTTCTGAGGTGATGATTAATGTTGCGTATGCAGGAGAGGAGTCATGAGTGAGTTTATATTTGAGAATGAGGAGCGGGTTACTTATCATTTATGCACTCCGGATCAGTGGGTGGCGATATCAAAGGCCAAGTGTGAGGGTAATAAATTTCTTCAGACTCTCGTTGGCAGCGAATGGTCTCCGTCAAGTGGTGATCAAGTTGGTATGCATAGAATTTACCGTGTGCTAGCCAAGCCTTACTTGAAGGCTGATGCATACGAGGAATTATCCAATAAATGCGTTCATGTTGATGGCGGGGAATATTCAGGCTACTACATAAAGCAGGCTGAAGTTAAGGCTATTATTAAAAAGCTTACGACCAATAAAATATCCGAGATAACCGGCTTAGATGAAGAATGTGTTAAGGGGAAGGTAGGGTGAATTCAGCCTGAAATCGATTGGTACGTCGAGACTGGTGAATGCAGGGGGCTACCAAGGGGCTGGGCTGTAAAAGTGGCTCAAGGCATTGAGGTCGATTACGAGACTGCTGATTATTGCTCGGATGACGCCCTAGCATTCAGGCTGATGGTTGATAATGGGCTGGGTGTTTTTCAGCTTAGAGATGGTATGTGGACGTGCCATAAGGGTCACTTCAGCTCATTCCATAAAAACCCTAACCGATCCATAGCAGAGTGTTACGTCCTAATGAATCAGGAGAATGAAAAATGATGACTGCTCACGATAAGAAGATTGCTGCCGTGGTTGTATTTGTAATTATCATGGTCGCCATTACCGCAATCGGCACAGGGGCAGATTACAACAAGTGTGAGCAGGCTGGCGGTGAGTATGTCCGAGGCTGGTTTATGGGTAATCGGTGCTTGATTGTAGAGCGCGAGGTGGAGCTATGAATAAGTCAACTACACCAAAGGGCAGGAGAAAAGCCGCATCATTTGTGCTATGTGCAATCCCTATGCTTTGCGTAGTGCTATCGATGATTGGCTGCGGGTCAATGACCATTCAGACCGAGCAGGCAAAGGTTGATTACGTGATGGATAATTACTTGCCCGAAGGTACGCACGTTCAATTCTATTCCGAGTATGAGGCTGAGAAGCTGCTAGGTGGCAGTCAAGGCAAGACCTGGTGCAATGATTGGGATGTGCGCAATAACTGCACTATCAAGACCGTTCGCAATGCCGAGGTGTTGTTGCATGAGATTTGCCATGTTCTTGAGCATGGCTGGCACGGTGCCTATCAGCACAGCGGGTTACAGGGCTGTGAGTCATTCAATTACAATACACTGGCGAGGATGTGAAATGAGTCATAAAAGATACATGGTATTTACAACTAGACCTGAAGATGACAGGGATATAAACGAATTCGGCGTACATAGGTATGATAGTGACGATCTTGAAAGTGCAAGGCATGTGGCTGAGGATTGTATGAAGACAGGCCGAGTTACGTCAATATATGACAGAGAGAGCGACAAATTTGTCGCTCTTGTTTGGGGTGGTGAGATGAATATGCCCACTAGGCCCATGAAGGTATTTGCAGAGCTTCCAGAAGGCGAGATAATCATTGAGATGTGCGTGCATGAAGAGCAGCTTATCGTGGCCACAAACAAGAAGATTTACAAGATAAGCCAGGATGGCCATTTAACGCCTATTAGCTTCTTGATAGCCGAGGAGGATTTATGATTAAGCGACTAGCAAGATGGCTACTCAGCGATGAGATAGAAAGCCTAGAGGATGAGGTTAAATCACTGAGAGAGGATAACTGCATTCTTCGTAAAGAATCTGAAGGCATGGCTGATATAAAGCTAAAGCTAAAATTAGCATTGATGTATGCCGATGATGATGAGGCTATTGACCAGCTATTGGCAGCAAAGAAAGAGCAGGAGTCAAGCATTAGGTCTGGCTATGAGTATCAGGACTTAGCAAGATTGCAAAGACTTTCAGGAATGGGTATGGCGCAGGATAATTATCATCGAAACTCTCAGACCATGCAGGGTATGCAAGGGGTATCAATACTTGCAGGGATTGGTCAGCAGGGCGGGCGATGGATATGAATAGATTCTTAATCCAGCCCAACAAGAGCGTTAAAGAGATTATTGAGGTGGTGAAGTGACTATTTATTTTATTGGGGGAAGCGAGGTGGCTGGCGATTACTTGGCTGCATGCAATAATGACGCTGAAAGATTAAAGGCGGGGTTGGTTAAGCTGCCAAAAGAATGGGCTAATCTTTATTCGCTGCCGCCGACCACTCTGCTTGCCGCCTGCATCCGCTCAGCTATAAGCGACATGCAAGGCATCTACCCAACTAAAAAGAACCGCAAGAAGAAAAAGCCGAAGGTTAGACGGTAGCCAGCCATGTGATACAATAGAGTTTAGCTTGGTAGTTCAAAGGAGAATAATTGACAATCGGCGCATAGCGATGACCGACCCTGTCAAGAGTTGCAGGTATCAAATCCTGTTCAGGCTTTTTACAGCAATCAAGCTCATAGTGAGTGGAGGTTAGACATGGCTAAAGACAACGCCATTGATAAGGGCAAAGTAAAGCCCAAAGCAAAGACGAAGGCAAAAGCAAAGCCTAAACCGGCAGCAAAGAAAGAGGCCAAGAAGGGAAGGCCATCAAGCTATAAAAAAGAATATAACCTTCAAGCAATGAAGCTATGCCTACTAGGCTCAACAGACGAATCTTTGGCAGACTTCTTTGAGGTTTCAGTGGTAACGCTGAATGCATGGAAGAAGGCTCACCCAGATTTTCTTAAGTCCATAAGAGAGGGTAAGCTTGTTGCAGACGCTAATGTTGCCCATTCGCTTTACAATAAGGCCACAGGTTTTAGCTGCAAAGAGACCAAAGTTTTCAATGATAACGGCAAAATAATCGAGCATGAAGTGGATAAGCATTACCCGCCTGATACCGGTGCTGCATTCATCTGGTTAAAGAATCGCTCTACATGGAAGGATAAGCAGGAGGTTGAGCATTCCGGTGAAGTCGTAACGTTTAATATGGATTATGGGGATAGGAAGGATGGATAAGGAGCGATTTGAATACTTAACCAACACTCTTCCGTGGAATCTATCGAAAGAAGATCTGCAAGAATCCAATGAGATAAAAGATAGGTTGAGGCCGGCGCTGTACGCTGAGTTCTTTAAGCGATTTGGAGGTGTAATTGATGGCTTTGATTCGCACCCTGAAGGTAGGGATCAAGCTGTCGCCTATCAAAACAGGATAGACAGTCTAAGTCTTGAAAATTACACTAGCAATCAAGAGGCGGTCAAAAGGGTTAATGATGCCAACGATTAACTATGTGGCATCTCCAACGGGCGCCAGGTTCCACGCATCCAATAAAGTATGTCGCGGCTTTCTCGGCCCAGTAGGTAACGGTAAGTCAGTTACATGCATAAACGAGATGCACCGGCTAGCCGTAATGCAAGAGCCTAACTGTGACGGCATCCGCAAGACTAAGTGGGCCATTGTCCGAAATACCTACGACATGCTTGAGACAACCACTCTGGCCACGTTCAGGCAGTGGATACCGCACGAGATATGCGGCATCACTCTTAAGCCTATGCGCGGGGATATGTGCTATCCGCTATCTGATGGAACAAAAGTAGAGTCAAAGTTTATATTCCTTGCACTGGACCGGCCCGACGATGTTAAGAAGCTTCTATCGCTGGAAGTAACTGGCGTATTCATGAATGAAGCCAGGGAGCTGCCCTATGCCGTTGTTAAGGGCTCCCGCGAACGTATCGGCCGGTATCCATCACAGATTGACGGCTACACGGATAAGCATGACGAGAGCGGCGCACTAATCTACGAGGCACCCAAAGAGCGCGACGATGACGGCAATGTATTATTCAACGATGATGGCACGCCAAAATATACACCATGCACTCGCAAAGCCCTGCTAATGGATACCAACCCGCCCGAAGATGATCACTGGTGGTATCAGCTGGCTGAAGACGGCCACCTAAAATCAAACAAGTCAACAGAAGCCAAGCGAGCAGTCGCTGAAATATTCGACTTCTTCCGTGGCCCTTCGCCTTTCATTAAGAATGGCGAGCAATATATCGATAACCCAGAGGCTGAGAACATAAAGTTCCTGCCTGGTGGTTATAAGTACTACCGCGACATGCTGGCTGGTAACGATGACGACCATATCAACGTAATGGTGATGGGTAATTACGGCACCATCAAAGACGGTAAGCCTGTCTACCCTCAGTATAGCGATATGATGCACTGCCCTGAGAAGCCGCTAGGTGTCATTGAAGATTTACCCATTGGCCTTGGTTGGGATGGCGGCTTAACGCCTGCTTGCGTGATTGGGCAGGAGACTGAGCGCGGTCAGCTGAGGGTTATCGCTGAGTTAGTGGCCGAGGATATGGGTGTAAGGCAATTTGCCCGGGACATTGTTAAGCCATTTTTACAGCGTAACTTTTACGGCATAGAGATTGCGTTCAGCTATTTTGACCCGTCGGGCAATGCTCGCGGTGAAGGCGAGGGTAAGTCAGCCATTGGCATACTCAACGATGAGTATATCGATGAAGGCGATAGCCAGACCGAGCCGCTAAACATGGGGTTTGAGACTGAGCCGGCGCCAACCAACGACCCGACGAAGCGAATAGATGCGGTTAATTCGTATATTATTAAGCTTGTTGATGGTCAGCCTGGCTATCTGATCAGTCGCAAATGCCCGCAGCTGCGCAAGGGTAAGATTGGCGGCTATCAATACAAGCGGGTTCAAATGTCAGGTGAGGCTCGATACAGGGATAAGCCGGACAAGAACAAGTACTCGCACCCTGCAGATGCTGAGCAGTACCTGGCCTTGGGGTTTGCTGGTGGTTATGTGGTAGACTCACAAGATTATTTTGACGAATACGACGACTATGAAGAAGTCGGCATAATGGGTTATTGATATGGCAGAAGCAATTATACAAGTGGCCGAGGCTGAAGAGGCATCCGAAAAGGAAGGTGTCGAGCTTCTTGCGGATTATTTCATTGTTCAGCCGCAGCCACAGGCTCAGGCCGATGAGCTGGCGCCACAGGTAAGCGCTATATTCATACCTAAGCCAAACATTGCAGATATGTTCAGTGATAACACGCTTATGAAGGTTGGCCGCAATGTAACCAATGGCTACCAGGCCGACCTTGACTCAATGGCTGAGTGGTCAGGCTTTGTAGAGAGAGGTATGCAGCTGGTCAAGCAGGAAAAAGAGGCCAAGTCCACACCGTGGGAGGGCGCTAGCAACTTTAAATCGCCTATTCTCATGCAGGCCGCTCTAAAGTTCAGTGACCGTGCATCAACAGAGCTGTTACGCCAAGAGGACATTGTTAAAACGTCCATCATCGGCAGGGACCCGGACGGCGCCAAAGAGAGCCAGGCCAATAGGGTTGCCGAGTATTCAAACTATCAGCTGAATGTCGAGATGGAAGAGTGGCGTGATGAACATGAGAAACTTCTGTATAAGCTGCCCTATGATGGCTGTGTATTTAAGAAAACGTTCTTCGATTCAAGGCTGGGGCGCCCAGTGTCAAATGTGGTGACCTACCCTGACTTTGTTGTCAGCAATGACGCCGATAGCATTACGCGCCTTCGTCGATTCTCTGAAACCTTCGAGCTATCCAAGAATGAAGTGCTGGAGCGTCAACGCCAGGGTATTTGGCTTGACGCTAACATCAGCTTTGGCTCATCTTCTGAGGAGGATAAGACTGAAAGCCAGGCGGATTCGGATGAGTTCACAACCTTCATCGAGCAGCAGGGCTATTTTGATCTTGACGGTGACGGATACGAGGAACCTTATACATTCGTTGTGCAGTTGAATTCATCAACTGTAGTTAGAATAATTCCACGGTTCGAGCCTTCCGACGTGCTTATCAAAGATGAAGAGAATCAGAGGGCGGCAAAGCTATCCAGCCTGATTGGCGGTGATGGCACGCTACCGAAAACAACAGGTAAGCGGGAAATTGTACGGATTAAGCCGGTTAACACCGTGACCAAGTATGGATTCTTGAGAGACCCGGAGGGCGGCTTTCTTGATGTTGGCTATTCATACATTCTTGGGGCCTTAACTGCAGGCATTAACGCAACAACCAATCAGCTGGTCGATGCCGGCACAATGGCAAACAGGGGCGGTGGCTGGCTAGCTAAAGGCTTCCGTAGGAAAATGGGTAACTCATCATTCAAGCCGTTCGAGTGGAAGCAGACAGGGATTAGCGCTCAAGACTTACACAATGGCATTGTGCCGCTGCCGGTAAGAGACCCAAGCCCTACGCTATTCAGCCTCATGCAGTTCATGATTCAAGGCGCACAAGAACTGTCGGCCTCTGCAGATCTTACACAGGCGCTAGGCGCTAATGCTCCAGCCACTACTACGCTGGCACTGGTCCAAGAGCAGCAGCAATCAGCGGGCGCTATAATCCTGCGTATTTACCGGGCAATGTCGTCAGAGTTTAAAAAGCTGTTTGAGCTTAATTCAAAGTTCTTAGACCCTGCCGAATATCAGGAAATACTTGATGATCCCGAAGCAAACTTCGAAGAAGACTTCGACCTACGGAAAATGAACATTGTACCGGTGGCAAATCCTGAGATTTCCAGTAAAATACAACGCATCCAGCAAGCCCAGGCTGAGCTTAGTCAGGTTGAGCTAGTGGCCGCTGCCGGTGGTAACATTAGAGTTATCGTTGAAAAGTTCTACGAGGCCATAGGGTCTCAGAACGTAAGTGAGATATTCCCAGAAGAAGGCCCACAGGAGCAACTGCAACGCCTACTGTCTGAGAACCCAGACTTGGCCGAGTTAATCAGTGGAGAA